CAACGCCTAGCTAACGCAATGCTCAAAGAAATTGACTTTGGCTCTAAGGTCAGAGAGTGGGTTAACGCAGGAATGTTTGGAATGGGCATCCTCAAGGTAGGGTGGGCACAAACCGACATTATGCACTACACCACTGACGCTCAAGAAGAAATACAACTGCCTGTAGGACGGACGTTTGTAGACCCGATTCTTTTAGACGATTGGGTGCAAGACCTTCAATCTAAAGGTAAACCGTGGGAACACTGTTCGTTTATGGGTCACAAGTACCGAATGTCTCTTGACCAAGCACAAGCGTTTCCTGATTGGAACGACGACGCTAGGAAGTCTTTGGTTGAACTTGTTGAGTCTCGGACTACTGAAGGTGGTGATCCTAAACTTGGGACTATTTCGGGAAGCTACAACCAAAACTCAGAAAGTATCCGAGAAGAAGTAGAAATTTGGGAAATCTATCTTCCTGACACAAATGAGATTGTAACCTTTGCAGCAGACGGAGATTCGTCCGATGACAAGGCACATTCAAACGAACCGTTAAATATAACTAAATGGCAAGGACCGAAGAAGGGTCCATGTTTTGCAGGCCCATATCATTTTCTAGGTTTTGATTGGCCCATTGGTCAAAGTATGCCTGTGCCTCCGGTTGCACACTGGAGAGACGTACATGAGCTAGCAAACCAGATTCTTAACAAGAATGCACGTAAAGCTCTTAGGCAGAAGACTGTGTTCGGTTTTCAGTCTGGTCACGACGAAGATGCTCGTCGCCAACGAGAAGCGGGTGACGGGGATATGGTTCAGATGAACGACCCCAACTCCGTAAAGGTGTTTGAAAACCCAGGAATTGACCAGCAGTTACTTTCTTACGGAATGTCTTTAGATAACATCATGGACAAGATTGGCGGTAATCTTTCAGCCTTGGGTGGCTTAGGGCCGCAATCGGAAACCGTTGGCCAGGACCGAATGGCGTTAGGTCAAGCCAATACTCGCGTCGATGACATGCGTAACGAAACCTTTGAAGCGGTTACCAGCGTATGCAAAAGTCTTTTGTATTACTGGTGGAACGACCCTGTGCAAGACTTCGAAGACGTAGTGCATGTGTCGGATTCTATTCAAATGCCGTTTAATATCGCTGCTGAGTCACGCGGAGAAATCTGGCATGAGTTGAATTTTGACGTTCGACCTTACTCTATGCAGCACTCTACTCCTGAACAAAGGGCACAATTCGTATTGGAATTAGTCAATAACCCCAATATGATGCAGATGTTACAGGAAAGCGGCAAGATGTTTGATATGGATAAAATCATATCACTTCTGTCAGAATACAATAATATCCCTGAATTGATGGACATAATCGTAAATCAAGACGGTCAACCCATGATGGGTCAAGAGTCTGTTGGACAAAAACCAGGGTCAAATATGCCGACAAACACCACCCGAACGTATGAGCGAGTAAGCAAGCCGGGAGCAACGGATCGCGGCCAAAACCAGATGATGCAGCAAATGTTAGCAGCCCAAGGCAACCAGAAACCCCAGATGAATAGTGGCTCGCCTCAACCTTAAAAACTTACATGAGATTACTGAAAAATACGACGAAAAACTTTTATATGCTTTACTTTCCGAAGAAAAGGTAACGATAGACGCAGAGCCTTATGACGAAGGATTAGTAGAGTTGTTTTTAGAGTTTCCAGTAAGCATGGACAGATTACCACGGACATTTTTAAGCGATAAACTAAGAACATTAGGGTGGGACATCAGTGAGCGAGATTAGAAAACACTACTTGTATAAAGACTCCGATGGTGTATTGCGGTGGCATGAACACCCACAAGCACAAGTAACTGGGTCTGCACCGGCAGAGTATTGGTCCCACAACCTTGGGGTAAACCCAAACCAAATACCGGAACTACGCTCACACTTAAAGAAACACGGTCTTGAAAGCACCGAGGTACGTGCAGATGGTGCAGTTAAAGTCCGAAGCAATGGACACCGCAACAAACTACTAGCGTCGTCAGGTATGCACGACAAAGACGCTTGCTACAGACAAAGGGCTAAATAATGCCAGCTAATTCACCATATCCAGGCGAATCACAAGAACAGTTTGCTATGCGGCAGCAAGAAAACGATAGTGGTGGTGAAGCAGATATACGCCAAGCTATTGCACAGCGGTTTCCTGATGCATTGCCGGACAAACTAGATGAAGTGTATCAATCGTGGCTGGCATTCGCAGAAGGGCAAGGCGGTCAACCAGACCTAGAACAGTTCTTTCAGCAGTACGAAGCTGCACCACAAGAAAGTCGATTTGGAGGCAGAGAAGAAATTAATCAACAACATGACCCTGCAATTTTAGCACGAATGCAACAGGGACAAGAACCGCAGCAAGAAATAATGCAAAACCCAGAGCTAGACCAAAACAGCTATGAATATCAAACCATGAAAAGACGCCTACAGCAGCAGCAGCATGGACTTGGACAGCCATCACAACGTTATCGTTAATTTTAGGAGAAAATGATGCCAGAACTACCAGAAAACGTAGAGAACGCGATTCTCGACGCAGAACTTACACCAGACGAGAAACTTGTCGCGGAAGAACAAGCGCAAGAAAAACTAGAGCCGGTTTTAGACATTAAGCCAGAGGGTGAAGGTCCACGGGATTTACCCGAGGAACCGCAGGTCGATCCGCAAACTAACGGGCAGCTACCAGAACATTTAGTAACCCGAGCTAAAGAGTTTAATTTTTCGGACCAAGAACTTGCAGCATTTGAATCTCCAGAGCATTTGGAGTATTGGCTAAACAAGTTTGACAACGAAATGATTAATCGTTTCCAACAGCAGCCCCAAGAGCAAATGCCGCAGCAAGAGATGCCGCAGCAGCAACAGGAAATGCCGCAAGAAGCACCTCCTGCTGAGATGCAGTACGACGAGTACATGGATGAAGGCATCAAGGGAAACTTTGAAACATTGCAGGCTCAGATTAAAAAACAACAAGAACTGATTGATTACATGGCCTATCAGGGTTATCAGTCAGAACAAGAAACTACTATCTCTCAGTTTGAAGACCAAATTGCCAACCTGGGAGAAGATTTCCACCCCTTATTGGGTCAATCGGTTAATGACCGCACTGCTGCAAATTCTCAATACGGCAACAACGCCGAGAAGCTGTGGGATGTGTATGGTCAACTTAGCCAATTGAGTCCTGATATGTCAGGTGATGATTTGTTTCGTCGCGCCGTTGGCGTGGCATTTCCAGAGTATCAAACTGAATTAGCCATGAAGAAATCACAGGCTGGTACTGCGGATCGTCTCCGCAGTGCAAGTGGACAATTTGTAGCCCGTCCTTCCAGACGGTCAGCACAATCAGTTGTTCCTGGTGGAGAAGACCAGGAGTTTCATGAAATGTTTGACCAGATGGCTCAGGAAAAAGGCTGGAATGTTGCTCCTAGAATGTCTGTCGATGAGCTTTTTGGCGAATAACGGAGTAAGTTATGGCAGTTAATATCTTGTCCGATGCTGATATTGCAGACCTTATTAAAGGTACGCAACATCATCTCGGGAAAAACAAGTTTACTTCGCTGATGACTGACCTCCAGCACCACGAAGCTGCGTCTCGAATCATGACGAAAGACAAGATTGAGATTCAGGGTGGTGACCAGATTCAGCGTAATATCGCTGTTAAAAACAGTGATAATGCTCGTCAGGTTGGCATGTTCCAGACTGATGACGTTTCGATTCCAGACCTCTTGCAGCAGATTAAAGTGCCGTGGAAGCACACTGTTACCGAGTGGGCGTGGGAACGACGCGAAGCGTTGATTCAGGTAGGTCAAAACACAGTGTTGTCTACTTTGAAATTACGGCGAGCCGGGGCACTTGTGTCTCAGGCCGATCACATGGAAGCTCAGTTCTGGTCCAAGCCATCGTCGAGTTCTAACGAACTTGAATGTTTTGGCGTTCCCTACTGGGTAGTGTCTGACACTACTACGGCAGCAGGTGCGTTTAATGGTGGAAACCCGAGCGGATTCACTAGCGGTGCGGGTGGTTTAGACAGCAGTACTTATACTCGCTGGAAGAACTACACGTTTAACTATTCGGCAATGACTGACCAGGACGCCCTGGCCAAGATGCGTCGGTGTTACCGCAAGACGAACTTCAAGAGTCCCATTGATGTCAACGATTACCGTAAAGGTAATGGAAGCGCAATGAGAATCTACATGGATGAAACCACGCTTGATGATTACGAGTCTTTGGTTCGTAAGCAGAACGACAATCTTGGTAATGATGCTGCGAAGTATCAGGACGAGACTGTCTTCAAGCGTACACCTGTCGTATGGTGTCCGTATCTGGACGATAATGCGTCCGAGACGAATCCCATTTACTTCCTCAACTTCAACAACTTCCACCCGATTTTCTTGAAGGGCGATGTCCTTCGTGAAACTGAGCCAGAGAAAGCTCCCGGTCAGCATAATGTCTTCGTTGTATACGTTGACACGACTTGGAATCTTCTTTGCACGGATCGTCGGGCACAGGCAGTTGGTACTAAGGTATAAGGAGCTTAATCATGGCATTTACACCGCTTGTACAGTACAAGGGTAAGAATGATGACCGTGGCCCAAGTCCTTCTATCTGGGCCGACTTGCCACGGGATATTCAAGACCCCAACGTGGGGTCCGATTATTTTGACGATTTTCTTAATCAGAACACGATTGTTGCCGGTACAGGTAGCACCGATAAGTATGGCAGTTATGGCGATACTGGTGTTACTTTTACGCAAAAACCGGCAGTAGTTGGTGGGCAAATAGAAATTGCCGGAAACGATGCTGACAACGACGAGGCTGTGCTTACGACGCATGGCCCTCTGGCTCAGATATCGGATACGGCGGGCGATGACCGCAAGTTGTGGTTTGAAGCTCGCTTTTCAAAGGCGTCTATTGCTAACAACGGTTTAGGGTTTTTCCTGGGATTGGCGTTTGACCACGGGTCAAGCGTACCTATCTCCAATACCCTGGCGTTGACTGATGACGACGCTAATC